CGAGAGTCCGGACAAGTGGGAACATGCCCAACTGGCAGAGAAGCTCCTTCCCAGTCCACTCCGCGATACACTCGGCCTTAAGCTTAGAAGCCATGCGATCAACGTACTCATACGCCTCTGGGAGAGGCGGATTTGCAACGATCACACCGACAGACCGATCAACACCACGTTCGATTATTTGGGCGGGTCCCAAAGAGAGGGCACGACGCACCCAGGATTTCCCCATGAGGAAGTGAAAGGTTTTCCGAGGCAAATTATGTAGCACCATCTCGCGCAAGGAGATCTCGTGCCGCATACCGACATTCCACACCCAAGCCCTAACGCTGCGCTTGAGACCAGACATGCCCTTGTTTACCTCATCCACTAGACTCTCGACTTCCGTACGAAACGGCCGAAAGAAAGACAGAACCGGCCTACGAATAGGTCCCTTCTTGTGGGCAGGCTGACTATTTAGCTCAGCCCAAGTACCCGAGAATCCCGTCTTTCCTTCGTTAACTTTTAGACCGTAAGTGCCCGTAATTTTACGCCAGAGCGCGAAAAACGCCCCATCACCTGGGAACATACAGTCGTCACCGTTGAAGCGGCCAATGCGATGCTGCCCAGTACCGTAGGTGATATCGCAGGCGATATCAAAGCAAGCCTTATTGAGTATGCACAACAATGGGAAACTAACGAGGTTACCCATCATTGAACCCCTTTTTATCGGGGACGGCCCACCTTCGGTCTGGTACCGAAGATCACAAAATGACCCCACCAGGGTCTTCCTTTCCTCGTCCGTCAATCTTGCCTCCAAAGCTAACTCCTCTATTATAGTGGACACGGCCTCAAGATAGATGAGATTCGTGGCTTGTTCGTAATCGCCACTTATTATCTTCTCTCCCTCCCGAGCGTCACCGAAGACAGCTTCGAAGTCTTGCCTCCCTACATCACCCCTGACCAACCAGCCAAAACTACTCAGGTGGTCGTACAACGCCTCGTGAACCGGACGAAGTACCCTTTTTACTCTCGCGGACTGCATGGTCACGACGCGAAACTTCCCTTTCGTTTTTGCAACACCTATCCTAACGAGGCTGTCATCCGGCGAGCACTCGTCTGGGGGGGTAGCCAAGGTACCCCCGGATATGCGTGTTGTTTCATAGCATCCCTGCTGGTCAGGAACGTAAACCCCTTTTTCCCATTCTGATTCGACCCCAAAAGCAGAACCCTTCCTGCGCTCCTCCAAATGCGCTCCCCAGCCAGCCACCAGTTCACGAACACGGCGGCGCAATAACCACATGGGGTCAAAGCACCAATCCACAGGAGGACGGCTAACGTCTGCTCCCACAGTCTTTTTCCATTCGCGAATTGCCTTAAGAGCTGGCATCTTATCACAGGCACGACAAGGAAAATCGAACATGCGCTTCGTACTTTTGACAATCGAAGCTAGCATGAGATTCCTTCTACGTCCGCCCGGGAGACGCCACTTCCCGGAGACTTCCTCCCAACCCTGCCTGATTGTAAGGCAGTCCGACCAGTCTATACTGGTTAAGTCACCCCGCAGACCGAACTGCAGGAAGATGACATGGACTACCTTTTTCAAGGCTCTTCGCAAGGACCCTGCTGCATTGCAGCGGGCTATTTTCGAAGTTTTGGGTTTCATCCCAGTTCCTCGAAGGAACAAACCGACGTCGATATCGGCACGGAGTCCCTAGAAGTTCGTCGTTGCACAGGTG